TTTGTTAGGTTTTGACCGATTCATGGACACCAACGTATTTGCAGGAACTCTTGACGGAGGATATCCTCGATTCAATGTGCTTAGAGTAGGAGACCACGGTTTTCGAATTGAGTTAGCAGTTCCAAACTGGAACAAAGAAGATATCGAGATTAGCCTACACAAAGGAGTTCTAAAAGTAGAAGGTAAGACAAAACAGGAGCTTCCTGAAAATGAGTCATACATCTATAAAGGACTAAGCGGTAAGTGTTTCACACGGACGTTCGGAGTAAGTGAGCATGTTTTAATTGATCGTGCTTACATGGAACGTGGCCTGCTATGCATAGACTTGCATGAAGAAATCCCTAAGGAATTGCAACCATTAAAGGTTACTATTTCATAGGAGATATATGAAACAATTAGCAGTACTTACAGCTCTTGGAGTTGTGCTATTTGCTCATACGGGCTTTGCTACAGAAAAGAAAGAAACAGGGCAAGGACGAAGAGCGCAAAAAATGGAAGAAGTACAAGTATATGGAATTGACTTATCAAAGAAAGTTCCATTCAGGGTTGGATTAACCGACGTAGTGCTTGTACATGAATATGACGCAAAGAAAAATCAGTGGCGATTCGTCGGCACAAAAAATCTTAGCAAAGAGTCATAAGCTTGAGCGGGGTCTTCGCGCCCCGCTATTTTGGAGAAATTATGAACAGAGAAGCAGTTTACGAACAGCTAAAGATTGACGAAGGAGTTGTTTATGAAATTTATTTGGACCATCTTGGGTATAAAACCTTCGGAGTTGGACATCTCGTGCGTGAGTCAGATCCAGAGCACAACTATGACGTCGGAGAGCCCGTATCAGTTGAGCGAACAATCGAGTGCTTTGAAAGCGATCTCGATGTGGCTATAAGTGAGTGTGTAGCTCTCTACGGTGCAGATATCTGGGAAGGATTTCCAGGTGAAGTTCAAGAAATTCTTGTAAACATGATGTTCAATATGGGACGCACACGTTTGAGTAAATTTAAGAAGATGAACGCACACCTTGAGCGAGGTGAGTGGGCATCTGCGGCTGTAGAAGGCCGAGATAGTCGGTGGCACAAGCAAGTGACCAACCGAGCCGAAAGACTAATGACACGATTGGAGAATGTATAAAAATGGCAATTTTTTGCACTGAAGCAGAAAGACATCAATATGAAGAAACTGGATACTGGCGAGCATTACCAGAAATGGTGCCGTCAGTAACCTTTCAAACTCGGGAGTTAAATCCCATCACAGATAAATTTGAGTGGGTTGTTACAAACACATGGGAGCTTTTTGCAGGACGTAGAGTTCTGATGTTCTCCCTGCCGGGCGCTTTCACGCCAACCTGCTCTACCTACCAGCTACCCAGCTTTGAACAAATGGCAGAGGAGCTTCGAAACGAAGGTATTCAAGATATTCTCTGCATGACAGTGAATGACGCATTCGTATGCAACGCCTGGGCAAAGGCAAATAATCTTGAAGAAGTTCAAGTAATTCCTGACGGCAGTGGCAAGTTCACAGAAGCAATGAACATGATGGTAGACAAGGACAACCTTGGTTTTGGCCGTCGTTCGTGGCGTTACGCTTGCATTGTAGACAACGGCACTATTGAACACTGGTTCATTGAAGAAGGACGGGAAGATAACTGCCCTCGTGACCCCTATATGTTTACCGATCCAGCGTATATTTTGAATAAATTAAGGGAAGGAAACTAGCCGCGAATTTGGAGGTGTGGCTAAAATGTGTCTTGACATAGGACCTATTTTGGGGTATAATATTCTTTTAAATTAATCAAAATAGGTTTACAAAATGCCACACACTACAGAAGAAATCAACCTCGATACTGAGTTTCTCTCTGGATATGTAGAAGCAATAACTTTTCGTTATCCAGAGAGTAAAAAAGAAGAAAAGCTAATTCTTCGCATGCTCGTAGCAGGAACCAATCGAAACTACCAAAACGAGTATCGTATTCATAAAAACGGAGTTTCTGCGTTATGGAAACGAGTTGTATCTTGTTTCCCAGAAATGTCAGCCTCTAGAAATTCCTCTTATCGAAAACAGCTTCTCTCCCTGCTAGATAAAACCACGCATGACTATGAGAAAGAGTACGCAGAATATCTAGCACACTTAGAAGTTCAATGGGAACATGAAGATACTCCAAAACCTTCTAGGCAAGAAGTTATTTCAGTTGTTGCGTCTCAAGATAAAAGTTTATCAGCACAACTATATGAGCTTCTTCCTGGTTTAACAGAAAAAGAATGGAATCTTATTGACGCTTATCGAGCAACACTGTGAATTTATTTTACCTTGACAAAGATTTAGACAAGTGTGCTGAGTATCACGTAGACAAACACGTCAACAAGATGATACTCGAGGCCGCACAGCTACTATGCACGGCTATCTGGGTAGATACTCTACTTGGTTTTGTTCCTCGTGCACTTGAGAAAGACGAAGCCGCAGTGCTCAACGAATACAAAAAGCTTGAGAAGCCTCTCAAGCCTGAAGAACGACAACTAACACCGTATCTGGGTATGATGTATAATCATCCCTGCACGATATGGACACGATCATCATTAGACAACTATGAGTGGACTTGGTGCTATGCACACGCACTCGCAGAGGAATTTAGATACAGGTATGGGAAAGAGCATAAATCTTTCTGGCAAGTCATTAACAAACTGCCCGACCCAGTTAATCTTGAACGAGTGGGGTTCACCACGTTTGGACTTGCGATGCCTGACGTACTCAAAAACTATGATGATCCAATACAGTCTTACCGTGACTATTATCATCTTGACAAGGCTACTTTCGCCAGTTGGAGTCATAGACCAACTCCCGATTGGTGGGATGAGTCTCTTGCTGACTACGAACAGAGGATTACAGCCCAATGAGACAAGAAGAGTTTATTGATACTTACCTTAGGTCACTGCCCCGCTCTCTTGGGTGTGCTCTAGATATTGGTGCAAACTTTGGCACCTACACAACTTTAATGAGTAAAAAGTTTCAGAGAGTGTATGCTTTCGAACCGCACCCAGACAATGTTACGGTTTTAACTAATAATACTCATAATATGCACAACGTCACTGTTATACCTCTTGCACTAAGTAGGAGAGGGGAGCCTTGTAATCTTTTTGACAACGGCTATGACGCAGGAGGGCATTCTATAAGAAGTGAGTTAGGGGAGCACGGAACGTGGGGGCACTCACCAGAAAATTTTATTGTGGTCTCTTCGACTACGCTAGACACGTTTTGCGCAGGTAAGAATATTTCATTTATAAAGTGTGATATTGAAGGAGGAGAATATGAGATTTTTTACTCAGCGGCAGAAACCCTCCATGCGAATAATATAACAATTTTACTAGAAACGCATCAAGTAACAAACTGGGATAAAGATCAAAAAGAGCGAGATGACTTACAAAACTATTTATCTAATTTTGGTTACGTTATTTACACAACAGACGGCCATAGAGTGGATCATATGGACTATGATACCCACTATATAATATTTAAGGAGTAGATAATGACAGGTAATCTATCAGAAGGATGGACAAAAACTGCAGATGGGAAAGGGCTAAGCTATAAAAGCCCTAAGCTGGTTCATGATCCAGTAAACAGTCCTGCACATTATAATCGCGACGGGGTTGAATGTATTGATGCAATGAAGCAAATTACTTCAGACGAAGGGTTTGAAGAGTATTGCCATCTCAATGCGTTTAAATATATCTGGCGTTGCAAAAATAAACAAAATAAAAAACAAGACGTAGAAAAAGCAATTTGGTATCTGCGTATGATGATAGGAGATGATCCTCGTGAGTAAGGGAAGCAGACAGCGACCTATAGATCCAAACCTAGAACGTAAAGTATTTGAAGATAATTGGGATAGAATATTTAATGGTAAGAAGATTAAAGAAAAAAGACTACGAGAATCTGAGCGACAGCAATATATCGAAAGTTATACGCCTATTGAATGGAAAGCAACCCATTTCCAAGAAGGAAGCCTGCAGTATGCTGAATATAGCATACAATACCACGCGCCTACAACGGATCATTGATGATTACCAAGATAAAATCGAGTATCGAGAAGTACGTAAAAAGCAGAATCGCGGACGAGGAGCAACAAATGAAGAAATTCGTGAAGCAGTTGAACGATACCTTTCCGGAGACTCCATCGCAGAGATCGCGGGAGGACTATTTAGATCGAGTGGATTCATTAGATCTATCATTGAGCGAGTCGGAGTACCAAAGGTTGAGAGAGAAAGCGGAGTCGCTGTACTCCCTGAGTCTTGTATTTCGGAATCGTTTTCGCCCGGAGAAATCGTCTGGTCAGCAGTCTACCAAAAGCCCGCAAGAATCGAACAAGAACTCTCCGTCGACTACCAAGCCGAACGAGCTGGATTCATAGACGTCAACTATGAAGAAAAATATGGGAGTAAATGCTACGCGATTTATGTTATGGAAGAGATTAGGGACGATACAGAAAAATGGGCTAACGTGGAAACAGGTGGTTATTTTGCTTACGCTCTCGCGTACGACCTTGGAAAGCTCTCACACCTAGAAAAATACGGAGTAGATTTGTCCCGTATCTAAAAATATTTCTTGACATTTTGTACTAAATGTACTATAATATGTATTATTGAATAAAGGAATATTTATGAAACACGAATTGAACAAGACTTACCACTTCAACATTCCCACAGAAAATCTTCGCTTTGGAGACCTTTCTGGTGAAGAGTGTGTAGAGCTTTTTCGAGATGGACGTGTTGCGGCTCCTTTCTTTGAGCGACAGATTCCCAAGTGGTTCCCCGAGCTTACCTTTGTAGATCAAAAAGGCTACGATCACGTTGATGAAAGTGGAGTATGCTATGATGCAAAAGGGTTTACAAATGGTGGGTGCAAGTTTATGCCGAGTCGTATGATGGGCGTAGGTAGAACTTTTGACGCTGAAGAAGCTCAAGAGCACGCAGAAGAATTAATATATATTATTCACGAAATTATTGATTTTCCAAAGGTTCGTCTTATATTTAAAAAAGGCTCTGACCTAGTTAAAGACTTTCCAAAATGTAGTATTCCAAAAGGCAAAAGGGAGGTTCTTTTTGCAGAGTAAAGACTTAGACAAATTTTATACAGATCCGCAAATAGCGGATCTTTGCGCATCTACCTTTTATAAATATGTAGATAGTAATAGTGTGGTTGTTGAACCAGCAGCGGGTGCAGGAGCCTTCGCTCCGTATGTAACAAAGATGTATGATATTCTACCTGAAGGACCTGGAATTGAGCAAGCAGACTTTCTTTCTTTAAGTATAGAAGATAAGTATTTTCTTGGCAATCCTCCGTTCGGAAAGAATAGTTCTTTAGCTAAAAAATTCTTTAACCATGCTGCAAAAGGCAAGGGCATAATAGGTTTTATTTTACCAAGAACCTTCCGCAAAGTATCTATACAAAATGCACTTGATCTACACTTTCATTTGATAGAGGATGTTCTTCTTCCCGAGAAAAGTTTTACTTTGGATGGCAAGCCATACTCAGTTCCTTGTGTATTTCAAGTGTGGAAGTATTTAGCCGAGCCTCGACAAAAAATTACTCTACCTACTACACATAAGAACTTTTCTTTTGTTACAGCAGAAACCGCAGACTTTAGTATTCGAAGAGTTGGCGGAAGTGCGGGTAAAGTAAACGAGCATAACAACTACGCCGCAGCCTCTAACTATTTTATAAAAGGCGAAGTTAAAGAAGAATTCATGAGCTTAGAGCAAGAATTCAGAGATGCTGCAAAAAATACCGCAGGAAATCCTAGCCTATCTAAAGGCGAGTTAATATATTTATACACTAGAAAATTCGGTTGACATACTCAAAAATATTTCTTGACTTCTTTTGCATAAGCAAGTATAATATGTATTATTGAAATGAGGGAAGCAATGAGCGACCGATTCTATTTAGCACAACTACAGGCGACTGGTAATTGTCCAGGCGCTTCACTATCACAAACCAAAAGGAAACGTAAAATGGCATGGACAGACGAGAAAAAAGCTGAAGTTATCGAAGCATACTCAGCTCAGAACCCTACTCCAGAAAACAGCATGGAGATCGTCGCAGAAATCGCTGAAGAATTTGAAGAGTCACCAAACGGTGTTCGTATGGTGTTGACCAAAGCAGGCGTATATGTAAAAAAAGCCCCCGCCTCTGGTGGGACATCAAAGGCGAGTGGAGCAGCTAGCACTCGTGTATCAAAAGCAGCAGCTATTGAAAGTCTCACAGCAGCTATCTCTGATGCAGGTCAAGATGTTGACGAAGAAATTCTCAGCAAGTTGACTGGCAAAGCTGCAATGTACTTTACCACAGTAATCACTGCAGTAAACAGCTAATATCTTTCGGAGGCGTGCGTAGCTGTAAGTCCTCCATCTCACATTTCCTAAGCAAGACAGTAAAGTAGAAGATTCTGCTAACCTGCTTCACTAGGAGTATTTGTGAAAAAAGAAGAACTAGCACAACTTGTAGATGATTACGGCGATGCTGTAATTACCTACCGTAGTGAAAACAGTAATAAACTGAAATACAATGTGTGCACGTTGGATTTTAGCACGCCTTACATTCAAGGTAAGAAAAACCGAGCAAAAGAGTCTGGTGAGACCCTTTTGCTTTTTTGTTGGGATACCGACAGTTTTCGGCTTTTAAAGCCTCGGAATGTAACGAGTGTAATTCCTTTATCTAATGTTCTCAAGAACGAGGATTAGATATGGAATTGTATCAAGCACCTGAAGTCTATACTAAAACAATTCATTACGATGAAGATAAGCACATAGAAGTTCGTCTCTCTATAAAAGAGTTTAGAGGGATCGAATACTTGCACCTTCGAAAATACTACCAAGACTTCGATGAAGAGTGGAAACCAAGCACAGAGGGTATATCTATGCCTCTTGATTTTGATAACTCCAGGAATCTTTTCATTGGACTAACGGAAATACTCTCTCTAGCAGAAAGTAAGGAAGTAATTGAAGAGCATTTTTTAGACTTACTAAAGGACCTTTACCTAAAATAGTTCTTGACTTTTGTTGTTGTTTTCTGTATAATATACTTTATTCAGTGAGGGAACTATATGCAACATTTTCTTGAAAAGGCTTCGGCTATGTATTACTCTGGTCATCCGATAATGTCGGACGATGAGTTTGATGCACTCGCACAGTTATACAATTACAATGCAGTAGGGCACACCGTTACAGACGGTATTCCTCATCTGTATAAAATGTATTCTCTACAGAAGGTTTTCAATCTAAATGACATAGAGTCCAGTACGTCACCTATGGTGCGTACACCGAAGCTGGACGGTGCTGCAGTATCACTGCTGTACATTAATGGGCATCTTGCTCAGGCTTTGACCCGTGGAGACGGAAATCTCGGTAGAGATATATCGTTGAAGCTAGAGGAGCTTGTGCCTGTTCACATCGGTATTCGATCTAAGATTCAGATTACTGGTGAGGTCGTAGCGCCCGATACGATCCCAAACGCTCGCAACTTTGCGGCGGGGTCGCTCAATCTCAAAGACATGGATGAGTTTCGTTCTCGTGCCAAAGATTTACGCTTTGTCGCATACGATATTCAGGGTGAATTTGTAGACTATGAGCATCTCTCCGCCGCAATGGATAGTTTGGCCCAAGAAGGTTTTCATGCTATCACTCACTTCGATGCAACTGGCTATCCAACAGATGGCGAGGTGTTTAGAGTGGATAGCTATGGTGCTTTCTACAGAATGGGATATACAGCTCACCACCCCCGAGGGGCTTGGG